CTCAAAGTAGGTGTACCAACTCTTGTGTTCGGTGCAGTACCGCGCTTCACGGTTGTAGAGCATACCGAACAGGTTTGCCATACCCATTTCAGACCACTCAAAGCCGGAGGAGGTTTCGTCTGCCCGTTCGGGGTGATAGGACTTGATAATATACATTTTGTCGGACAGGTCTTCGTCCATAATGCACCTGCCGTTGCTCAGTTCAAAAAGTTCTCTGTCACCTGCCATCTCTAATCTCCTCCACATACGGTAACTGTTTCAGAATTTTGCAGAACTCCCGCCACTCGTCCAATTTGTGACCCTCGCGGTAGTCGAGCATATTCATCACATTTTCATAGGTCATGCTGACTGTGCGCCGCTGATTGTAACTGGACGGGAGAAGCTGAATCATCTGCCACCAACAGTCCTTGTCCTTTGCGGCGAGGTAATGCTCCCGTTCGAGGTTCATCACATCGAGAACATTCTGCAAAGCGGCAACGGATTTTCCGACAAGATGTTCGGTGCTGAAATCGGAGAGTGTGAACTCTTTTGCCGCGATTTTGTGCATGGTAGAACAGGAGTTGGCGGTTGTACCGACCTTATAGGTGTCAAACTCTTTCCACCAATAAAGCGGAGCGGTAATGTCCATGACCGCAAAAATCTGTCTGAGATACTTTCTATGCGGCTGACCCCCAACATAAAGCTGACGCATGAGCTTGAGGTCATTCTCTCCGATTTTTACACAGGGATAGGTTCGTGCCGTGTCCATAGCATAATCGGGGGCATAATCCTCGAATGAGCTATCCGACCTCGCCCAACTGTTCAAGGGATTTCGCATACCACGGATAGCGTGTTCAAATCCCCAAGTCTCAATGTTTTCTACTTTAATCATTGGTTGTTTCCTCCCATCAATTTATCAAGAATTTGCTCGTATAGAGACTTGTAAAGGTCTCGCTCCACCTCTGCGTGTGAGCTTTCCTGCGGTGCGGTTTCCTCAATCCCCCCCCCAATGGGCGAGGAGTCGCTGATACCAAGGGACACCCGCAGAGCATTGTCGATATTTTTCAGCTCTTTCGTGGTGCAAGACTTAATAAATGTGGAGAGCCTGTCTTTCGATACCGTCTGAATATTCTCGCAGAGGGCAGTGGACGGAACACGGCACATCACAGGGACATGGGTGGGGAGCGGTTTCTTTTCCTGTGAGGTCAGAAATACAATCTCCACATTCGGAGAATACTTGTTGTTTGTGTCATTCGACACAATCACGCCGGGTCTCCCCGCTCTCTGCTCAGAGCCAGTGACCGTATAAAACGGCGTTATGTAGAAAATGTCCCCGCGGTAATACTCAGTCATTTTATAAACCTCCTTAATCTTATTGAGACTACTTCTTGTCTCTTTACGATTGGAGTATAACACGAAAAAGATTATCTGTCAATATTATTTGTGTAATTATTTATCTTTTTCGTGTTATCTCCCGCTGAACCTGCCGGATAATGATTTCTCCGTCAACATCGGTGAGGAAAGTGAACCAATCCGAGCGGAAGAACCTCTCACACTCCGCAATGCCGGAGGTGTTCCCATCGTCCAACGCTGTGCGGTAATCCTTGACCGCTTGCAGAATAATCGCGTTTATAAGCGCGTGATAGGGTTCGTATTTCATCGTTTGTACCGTGTCACACTGTTACAAATTGTCTGTATCTCACCTCTGTCGAGGGGAGGGTCACAGGCAACTGTGTTGCAGTAGAGCAGTTCGTCATATATCTGTTGCTTACTGTACCCTTGGTTGTGGAGCATACCCGCAAGGGAGGTCAGACAGATATTTCGGCTTCCGTTTGGTATGCGAGGATAGACAGGACGGAGCTTGATACGATTGTTTTCGGGCATTTCCCATATCGGGCAGTAGATACGACCACCAAAGGTCGGAGTCTCTTTCTCCTGTCGGGTATCGGGAAAATACTTCTCGACAATATACTCAATCGCGCTCTGATTTTCTTCGATGGTGCGATAGAGGAGCGTATCGCCTGTCATAATGAAGTATCGGGAGGACTTGTAAATCTCCACACCCGCAAGGTTGTTCTTGCCCTTAAAGGGCAAGTCTCCTTTGAGCAGGATATGAAAGCCGCGTCCACTCTTGGATTTCTCCGTATAGCTTTGGCACTTACCGATAATGTCAGCGGCAAGCTGAGAGAGAAACCCGTCCTCGTCATATCCCGCGTCAATGTCCACACCTACAAGTCCGTTGTCGTTGAACACGAACCCGCAGTAATCGTAGTGACCCTCTGACACGGATTTGTGCGCGGTATCAAAATCAGCCCATGTTTGCGGGTTGACGGAGGACGCGGCTTCATTCTCCCATGCTTTCATCGGGACTTTGCTATCCCCACGAGTACAAACCCACTGATTCAGTTTTTTCAGTTCTGTAGGTATGTTCTCGTAGCAGGTCACACAAGTCCCCTCCTTTTCGCAACTTTGCGTTCAAGCTCATTCACGAGCTTCCAAAGAATATCCTGTTTAATCTCCAACGCAACGGACAGGTTGTAGATGTTATCGGGAATCGTATCTCCCTCGCGGTAGATAGTAAGGAGCATTTCCTGTTCCTTGTCCGTAAAGCCTTTCAGTGCGCTATCACAGGCGAACCAATTCTTTTTATCTGCGTCACCGCGGAACTTCGGGTTAGTGTGACGAGCGTAGAAACGCATACAGTGTTGGACATATTCGGAGTAAAATGTTCTCATTCCGCAACGCCCTCCGTTTTACGGGAAGCGGACTTCTTGAACACCTCTCCGGCAAAGTACCACTTATCGTCCACATTGATGGGATAGCCCTCAATATCGGACTTTTTGACTTCACCAGTGTCGATAATGTGCTGTGCGGAAGCGACCGCCATCTGATTTTTCACAAAATCCTTACCCGTCTTGAGCAGGAAAGCAACCTTACCGTTTGCAGTCTTGAGCTTGTAACTCATTTCTTTTCCTCCTTATTCCATTCGGAAATGTCAATTCCGTAATCTCTCAGTTTTCGGGAGCAAAGCCACGCCTTGTCCTCGTCTCCCATTTCATACCGCTTAACCAGTGCGTCAAGCTCAGTGGAAAAGGAATCGTAAAACGCCCTCAGACGCTTTTTACCGAACCCAAATTTTTCGTGAAGTAACCACAGGATAACCGCGTCCACCTCATCGGCGTTCTTTTTGTCGTACTCCGCGCACTGTCGGAGGATTTCAGCGTCAATCGCTTTCTGCTCCTTGGCAGAAAATTGAACGCCGAAAATGTGACCGTTCGCTCTCTTGAATACCGCCATCGTCAAATCCCTACCACATGAGACGCAAGCATATCTGCTTGGTGCGTCCACAGGACATTCGGGAAAGCGTGTACGGCGCGAGTGTAATCTCGCCATTCTTCTTTCTCAGTAAACGCGCCCATGTGGTATCGAATACAGGCGGTCTCCTCATCGGTCAGCGTTGTAAACTGAGAGAGCAGGATAATGGACTTATCACCATGCCCCTTATACATCGTATTGGGGTTATACTCGTATCGAGTAGGTTCACCCACGGTGTACGGAGTGCTGTTGTCAATGCGGTACTGGTCGATTTTGCACAGGTCGTGGAACATACCCACAAGGAACGGACTCGCGGGGCGTTTCCACTTGAGACCGTTCGCCGCCGACAGTTCCACAAGCAGGTTCATCACCATAAAGGAATGGTCGAACAAACCGCCCTCGTAATTACCGTGGTACTTGGTGCTTGCCGGGGCGGTGAAAAATCCGTTTTCCGCAAGCCATTTGAGAAAATCCTCCTTGACGATTTCGGAGAGGTTGGTTGCCATCATAAGGTCAAGGCGTTCTTTATCGGTCATTTCTGCACCTCCTCAGTGAATGGTAGGTCGCAACATTCGGGGTGGTAATTCTGCGTCCACAACGCACCGAGCATATTCCACAGGAACGCTCTGTCGTGAGGTTCATCATCGTCACCACGGGTGAACTTGATGTAGTGGCGTACACCACTGTCGATATAACAGTGGAGGGGAATACCCTTTTGCCAATTCCGTTCACCATATTTGTTGCAACCGTCCTCGTAGTGTTTGGAGACTTCCAACATAGCTGTGTTGAGAGTCCCGTATCGAGCTTCTGAAAAAGACTTGATTGCCTTTACAAGAGAGGTTCTGTTGCCGGAGCGAACATACTGGTCGATGTAACAAAGGATTTCATCGTCCATAATGTCAGCGACAATATCAAGCGGGAGCAGGTCACACCTGCCTTTGCCCTCGCAAATATCGCGTACTGCGCCGGAATCAAACTCTCTGCGGTTGCCACTGTCCTGTAATTCCATTTACGACACCTCCTTTAGAGGGAGGGGAGCTTTCGCTCCCCATACCCATCAACCTCCGAGCAGTGCGTCAAGGTCGAGACCATTTTTCGGTGCGGCAGGAGCGGGAGCAGTAACCTGTTTCTGAGGAGCAGGAGCGGCGTTCTTGTCCTTGCCGAGCGTCAGCGCACGGGACACGGGTTCGGTATCAAAATACTCAGCAGGAGCTTTATCACCGAGATTTGCGAAAGTGACCGTTTTGTTCGGGTCTTTATTGGACGGGAGCTTGGTGTGAACGACCTCCGCTTCAATAAAGTGGTCGATAAGCTCCATCGGGTCAATGTCCTCAAGGGTGTAATCACCCATAGCGGTCTTGGCAAAATAGGAGAAAGCGTTCAGAGCCTTTTCGTTCGGTTCATCGTTCTTGTCCTTGATGGCGAAGCGTTCGGTCTGAGTCATACCCGCCGCGTTGACGAGCTTAATCTCAATCTTGCCAAACTCCTCATCGTAGGACACATCGTAAATGCGGAACACATAAGTTCCCTCCGGGATAAGAGTGAAACCACTCGTCATAGGGATTCTTGCCATGTTATTTACCCTCCTTAATATTCGGTACGGAGAATGACTCCGACAATTTCCTCGTCCACGAGGTCTACAGGTCTCTTGATAACCAATGCGGAAATCTTCTCGTCAACGAACATTTCCACAATGTCACCACGCTCGATAAGAGCATAGCCATCATTGCAGATAGCGGTCTTATCAATGCCGTTTTCGGTGGCAAAGATACGCACACAGTCCTTGATTACACCATCGGCAACAGGCATGACCGCTTCGACCAGCTCACAAGGCTGAGAGAAAGAATCGTAATTGATGATGTTCTCGATGAGAGAGAGCATACTCGCGCTATCACAAGCGGTTACAGTGCGAATGTCTTCCGGGACTTTCATAAAGATAGAGCCGGAGGACAACCAACGGTCTCCATTTTCACGAACATAGAGAATACCATCAGCTCCAAGAGATTTTACGAATTTCTTAAATTTCATTGTCTTTATCCTCCTTATTTCACCGTCATGCGGTATTGTTCGGACTTCTTCTGATACTTCTCAAGCAGACCGTCCTTTTCCAAAGCCTTTTTGTCGATGGTCGTGGTCTCCGAGCGGGACACCGACCAAGTGTAGGTCGCGCCCTTGATTTCAACCTTTTTATCACCGTCACGGAACTGTCCCATAGCGTGTTCCTTGATGATGTTGTTGATTTCACCGAGCCGCTTTTCCTTATCGGCAATCGTAGCGGTGGTCTTGTCGATTTCACTCTTGAGACTTTCCGCTTCGGTGATAAGGGCGTTGATGTCGGTGTCGGGTGCGAGACTGTGAGTACGCAGAGCCGCAAGCAGTTCAGCGTCCTTTTTCTCGTCATAGGCAGGGGAAATACCGCTGTCCACATACTCAGCCCACCAGTTTTCAACGAACTTGATTTTGTCCTCGAAATCGGGGTAACGCTCACTCACCTTGAACTCCACGGTAATGGTGTTCTTGATGTTCGGTGTGTACTTCGTGGGGTCAGCGTAGTCCTTTTCTTCAAGGAAAGACGCGACCATAATCACATTGTCCACACCGAGCAGGTAAGCGTAGAGGGCGGCTTGCAGAGCGTAATATTCGGGAGCGTCATTCTGCCAGTCCTCGATACGCTTGGTGGTCTTCATTTCGAGAACCGTATCAACCGTACCGTCCTCGTCCACACCGAGGAAGTCCCACATACCGCCGAAATGCTTACTGTTGGGGAAGAAATCACCCCAAGTGGACTTGAAATAATCCTCACCGTATCGGTCAGTCGGAGTGATGATGTCCATGCCGTAGGACTTCTTCATATACTCAGCCTGTTTCGGTTCGATTGCCTTACCTGCCTTTGTATAGATAGTGTCCTCGAACGGGATTTCGTATGTCTTGGTAATCGCAAGCCACATTTCAAACGGCGTAGACCACGGGTTCAGACCGAGAATTGTGGCAAAGCGAGTACCAGTGACTTTCTTGGTGCGCTTCGGCGGGTTGATTTTAATTTGTTTGCTGTCAAGCCATTCCATTACTCGTTACCTCCCTCAAGCATAGCGGTGATTTTCTGAATGAGTGTTTCACAGTCAGACTTACTGATAGAGGTAAAGCCCTCCGTCTGAACTGCAATCTGAGCAATCATTTCCTCCTTGGTCGGGTCAGCGTCCTTGAGCTTTTTCAGCACTGCCTTGAGACCTTTAATCTGCAACGGGGTTGCATTGTCCTGCGGGGCGGTGAGTTCCTGCTTCACTTCCTGTCGCTGTTCGGGAGTAGCCGGAGGAGCTTTCGGAGCGGGTGCGGGAGCAGGTCTGCCAAGCTCACCGTCAATGGTGTCGCTCTCACAAATGTCGAGCGCAATCATATACAGGTAGCGGCGCATATAGGTGATGGAAGAACCAAGGGCTTGCATTTCGTTGGTAGCCTGTTTTCCGGCATTGCTGATAATCGGGGCAATCTGATTGAACGGGGCAACAAACGGGATATACTCCTCATCGGGATTGTCGATGTTGACAATCTTCATCGTTGCCACATCAGAGGTAAAGGTCACGATAGGGATAAGACCGACCTCGCTGAAAATGCGGGTGGCGGTAGGCACAATATCGTCAAGCTCGAAATACTTGAACGACAGGTGCATATTCTTACCCGTTTTCTGCACATCGGCTTGCAGGAACATCTCCCTTGCCTTGAGCAATTTCTGATAAACATTCAGAGTGACGGTCTCTTTCTTTGCAGTAGTAGCCATTTTGCGTTTTCCTCCTTTTTTCTTTTCGGGCTTGATACCCAAGAAATCATTGATTCGCTTTTTTGCCATTTCGATATAGAATGTTCTGTCTACATCGTCTATGGTTAGATGATTGTCATTGTCGATGATACAGTGGTCGGGGAGCATTTCGATTTTCGCAGTAGCGTCCGTCTCAGCTTTGACCTTGAATAATTTCCCGTACCGCTCGTCTGCCGTAGCATATACACGGTTTACTTTCTGCACCGGGACTTGCTCACCATCGACAATGTGATAGGCTTCACGGTATTTCGCACCTGCCTTTGCTATCAACTGGAAATCGAAAATATCTGTACTGCCGTTGATTGTTTCCTCAACGGGTGTACCGTGGACGAAATACTCAATCAGAGCCTTTTTCACGATAACCATATTGTTATTGATAGCCCACGCGCCCTTGACGGACACGCCATAGTTCAGATAGCCGCCAACCGTCTTGACCTCACCATCGGTCTTAATCATCAAGAGGTTGTTCACATCTTTAATCCAAACCCGCTGAATATCATCGACCTCAAGCTCGAACTTCGTTTCTGCTTCCCAAGCGTGGGCGATTTCGTCCACGAGAGCCAGTTCCGTTTTGTCGATGGAGTACATCAGACCATCGGTATTGAGGTTCAAGAGCTTTATCGTCTTACAGGCGTTCAGCAGACGCATGGTAAGTACCGTTAGGAACAACTGTCCCGATATTCGCAGAGAGCGGGTCGGGAGCGGGTCATACAGGTCGTTGTAGTGGTTTTCCTGTGCGCCGGACACGGTATTGAGCGGTAGCTTCAAGTCCTTTGCTGTCTGCTTATCCCCGTTGTGCTTCGCCTGTATACGGTCACGCTTGATAGCGTAGAACAGTTCGGGGTCGGGGACATTACGGGACAAGTAGTTGTAAATCTCAATCAGAGAGGGGTACAGACTTGATACATCTCTGTTCTGAATGACCCTATCCTCTGTTGCTTCCTCGTAATAGCCTGTCAGACTGCCGTGGACACCACCCCAAGCGTATTTACAGGGCATACCGCCAATCTCAATCTCAAATGAGGTCTTAAACAGAACCTCATCGGGAATGGACTTATCGTGAATGGTCTCGAAAAAGTCCAGTATCGGCTTGGGGATAACGGCGGTATCGAGGTTTGCCGGATAGACATACTCTCGCCCATCGTCCCATTCTTTACGCTCTGCCCGTAACATCATTGCGGTTAGCTTGGCATTGGTGGCGGCGAGGGACTTGACCTCATCAATTCCCGCTCGTTTACCGAGGTTCTTTTTGGTCTTGAGGTAGTCTGCTCTGAGCTTCATCAGCTCGTGGGTAGCGTCAACATCGTGCTTACAGTAGTGAACGGTCTGTTGCAGTTCCTCCTCTGTAAGCGGTCTGTCGAGGTCGAATGACACCTCCGTTTCTTGAATATCCATTCCCATGTGACCCTCGATAGCCTTGAGGGATAGACCCAACTGAACATCGTCTCGAATGTCTACATTGTTGAAACGGAAGTAAAATGCCTTGAGCGGTGCATATTCCCAACCGCGACCGCCGCCGATGAGGAAATCGTTGAGTCGCTTGATTTCCTGCGGAGAAAAATCGTTTGCGGCGGCTTTAATGATGAATTGGTCGTAGTGTTTGGAGTTAAATCCAACATAGATACCATCGTCATACAGGCACTCTCTGAGAGCTTCGCTGTCGTTGTGAATGACCGTATGCGTCCCCGTTCCCACATCTTTGAACACTACAATCCAGTCAAAGGCAAAAACCTCAACATCGTATACAATCAGTCTCATTTCTCACTCTCCCTCCGTATAGCGGAAGTAGCACCCGTTCTTTCGGTAGGTCGTACACCGCTTTTTATAGGACTTCACGAGATAGGGGATATTGTCCACAAAGTCATAGGCGATAGCGTCCTCTTTACCATCAAAGGTACGAGCAATTCTGCCGATACTCTGTGTGATAACCGCATAATCGTTCTTGGGTGTTGCCAAGAACAACCGCTCTAACCGAGGAATATCCAACCCCTCTTTTGCGAGGGAGTAAGTAGCGAACAGGTACTTCTTTTTACCGCTTCGCATATCCTCAATCGCTTTTTCTCGTTCAGCCTTTCCCTTTTTTGTTGTCATATTGCCGCTAACCATTACGGCATTTTCCCTCATACTTCGAGGGAGAGCGTTCATAAGCCGTTCAAGGTGTTCCAGTCTGTCGGACAGAATAAGACAGGAATGGTCTGCTTCCGATACAATCCATGACGCTATGAACGCTATGCGGTAATTGTCGTTACAAAGGTAGGTAATGAGCTTGGTGTAGTTCAGCGTACCGTCTGAGTTCAGACATTCGCGGCTGATTTCCACGCCTGTCCCAACAGGGGTAATACCTACTTTCATAATCTTGTCTCCAACGGCTTCATCGGGAACGGTGTAAACCACATGACCGAGTAGGGCATAAGTAGCTTCAATCATTCCGTCCGAGCGGTGTACCGTAGCGGAGAGACCGATTTTATGTCGTGCCGACAAGCTGTTCAGAACCTTGTAGAACTGCGTCATAGCGGTAGGTGTTCCCGCTACGCGGTGGCACTCGTCCACGATAATCACATCAAAGAAATCCTTGTACTGTGCGAGGTCGAGCTTGCACATCGTTTGGATAGTGGCAAATGTGATACCCTTACCGATATTGACCTTACCCTCTGTGATAGTTCCGATGAGGTCTGAGTCCATATACATTTCGGCACGAGCCTTACTCTGCCGGAGCAGGTCGAGTGTGTGGGTGAGCCACAGGGCGCGCTTTCCGAACCGCTTTACAAGGGCAATCCCCATCTGCGTTTTCCCGCTACCTGCCGCGCTCTGCAAGATACCGTATTTCGCGGCGTACAGAGCGTCCACAGCGGTCTTTTGGTAATCGTAGAGTGGAATATCCACCCCGCCATAAGACACGCTCACAGGGATAGAAAACGCGCTCTGAAAGGTGCTTTCTTTTGCGATACAGTCCGGCAGGTTTCGGAGCGTCCCAAAGGGAAGAACCAAGGTGTTACCGCGCGTCTCGTACAGGGTCAGCGTTGCGGGGGTATTTCCGAGCCAAAAGTGCATACGGGCTTTCTTGGTATATTCGGGGTTCGTAATCGTGAGGTTGCGTTTGCACCACATCAATGCGTCCTGCGTGGGGTTCTCGATGGTGAGGACATTTGATACAGTTACATTCATGTTGCAACACCCCGCCTTAACCATTCCTCAAGGGTTTCAGCATATTCGGTGAACCATTCTTCGGAGAGATTTGCTTTATCGGCAAGGTCAAACTGCCAAAGCTCTACCATGTAAATGTTCTTGGTGAACTTTACTGCAAACCAACCAGTACCGTTTCCACTATCGTCCCATAGCTTCATCGACATTCGCTGATTGTCCTCAATGCGGGACAGACGGAACACTTTGCCGGAACATACTTTGCAGTCAATGAGAAACGGTGTCCCGTTTTTTACTGCGATAACATCTGCGGGTTGTCCCGCCGCGTTCTGTGCGAGGTTGTGAACCCAATAGCCGTTTTGGAACAGCTTCTCGCAAAACTCAGCTTCAAAGCCGTTGCCGATTTTCTTGTTACTCACGGCACACCTCCCGAATATTCTCCAATTTTTCACGGAGGTCTTCGTTCTGTACGGTAAGCTCGTCAATCTGTCCGTTGTAGGAATCCTCGATTTCTTCAATCACATCACGGAAATACTGAACCGCTTCGTACCCCATGTACCGTTCGAGTAGATATTCAAAATCCTGTCGATTGAACAGGGTTTCAACTTTTTTATCCAACAGTTCAATTACTCTTGGCATTTTGAAGCACCTCCTCGTAATTTTGCATGAGACCGAGAATCGTGTTGGAATAGGCAATTTCCTTGACCCCGTTCTCCCATGCTTTTCTTGCGCCGTAGTCACCCATGTTGTAAGCCATAAGAGCTTTCGTGAGGTCTCCGTCATAACGGCTGACATACGACCCGATGATTTTCACGCCGCAGAACACATTCTGATAAGGGTCGAGCATATCCGCACACCGATACTCCTCGTTGAGCCATGTGTGGTTGACCGCGTTGATTTGCATGAGTCCATAATCGTCCGTTTTACTTACAATTTCGGGATTAAATTGACTCTCATGCTCAATCATTGCATAGATGAGTGTTACAGGGACATTTTCATCGGCACACACTTCATAGATGAACCTCTGCAAGCTATGTGAGAGAGGAACATCGAAATAGAAGATGTCCGATGTTTCGGGGAGCTTGTTTGCGCTATATACAGGTACTTCTACGGTCTCCGTGACGGTAACGGTTTTTGTCTTTGCAGGAGCGGTCACTCTGCCGATTCCGAACGCGATAGCCGCAATTACTACAAGGACGATAAGTAATCTTACGAGTCGGTTTCTGTTGACTCGTTTTTTAGTTCTTCTACACTCAGTAGCCATTTTTGATAGTCCTCCTCGTTCTTAGGGTCTTGGTAGAACCGTTCCAAAATCCCCATCAATGGTCTTGCGAGGTCGCTCACCTGTGACTCAGTGAGCTTCAAGTTCAGTGAGGATTCTGTCACATTCATCGAGGACTCGCTTCGCCTTTGGATAGGTATAGACCCCGCGAATAATACTCGACATTTCGGGCGGCTGAACTGTGATACCTCGCTTACGCAGTTCAAGAATCATGTCCACCTGCTTTACGCCAAGTGCTTCCATTCGCTTCTGAATCTGACTCATCGAGATTTCCTCCTTTCGTGGTTCTTGAAATCGAAATTGCCATTGACAAAAAGGCGAATTATTGTTATTATTGTTATAGGACTAATCCGCTTCAACTTCCCGAAAATTGCCGTTTTCGAGAGGTCGGTTTCTTATTGTCAATTCAGATATTCCGAACTTCTTGTTCTTAGTATAATTCTTATTATCTGAATTGTCAAGAGGTAAATTCAAAAAATCAGAACTATTTTCCGAGGAGGGAACTCTATGACTTTTGCTGAGAACATCAACCGTATCTGTGCCGAGCGTGGCACGAACTTAACCGCCGTTATCAAACAAATAAAAAATGGACAGTCTTCATACACGACTGCCATCAATAAACGAGGTTCTATACCAAACCAAGAGGAATTGCTTGCTCTCGCCAAAATTCTGCAATGCTCTGTAATGGACTTTTTTGCCGATGAAGAAGACCTCTGCTGTGCGAAAGCTGTACCCGAAAATGAGGACGAGGAGGACATTCTAAAGGTCTATCGTGCGTTACCTCGCCGAGCCAAGCATGAGTTCATGGCAATGGTTTATGATTTCGGAGACCGAAAAGAATACGAGGGGGATAAAGCAAACGCTATCGGTTGAGCGCGTCATTCCCATTGAGTTACTTTACCGAAAGCGTGAATTGGAGGTGAGACTACGAAAGCAGTAATCTATGCTCGATATTCGAGCCACAATCAAAGAGAGGAGTCTATAGAGGGTCAGCTCCGAGAGTGCCACGAGTTCGCAATCAAAAATGGATTTACCATCATAAACGAATACATTGACCGCGCCCTTTCCGGCAAAACAGATAATCGTCCGAGCTTTCAGCGTCTCATCAAGGACAGCGAAAAGGGACAGTTTGAAGCGGTAATCATGTACACCCTTGACCGTTTTGCCCGTAACAGATACGACTCTGCTATCTATAAAGCCAAACTGAAAAAGAATGGGGTACGGGTCTATTACGCAAAACAACCCATGCCGGACACACCAGAGGGGATTATCCTTGAGTCTGTCCTTGAGGGATATGCCGAATATTACTCAGAGAACCTTGCTCGTAACATCAAACGAGGTATCAGAGAGAACGCCCTCCAAGGTCTTGCCACTGGTGGTGCAAACCTCCTGCTTGGCTATACCGTAGGTGAGGACAGGAAGTACGCTGTTGACCCTGTTGGGGCAAAAATCGTGCAGGAGATATTTCAGCTCTACGCTGATGGTATGTCGGCTACCCAAATCATCAACTACTGCAACGAACGAGGGTATAAGACAGCACGAGGTAACGCTTTTAACAAGAACAGTCTCAAGACCATTCTCCGAAACGAGAAATACATCGGCACATACAAGCTCATGGACATTGTTATTCCCGATGGTATGCCCGCTATCATAGACAAGGTACTGTTTGAGAAAGTACAAGCTATGCTCAAGCATAATGGGAAAGCGAGGGCAAAGGCGAAAGCCCACGAAAACTATCTGCTGACTACCAAACTGTTCTGCGGTCATTGTGGTAGTCCGATGGTCGGTGAGAGTGGCACATCAAAAACAGGGCAGGTGCATCATTACTACAAATGCACAAAGGCAAAGCGGGAACACGCTTGTAAAAAGAAATCCGAACGAAAAGACTGGATAGAGAAACTGGTAGTCCGCTATACAGTTCGGAATGTGTTGACTGATGAGAATATCGCCCTTATTGCAAAACGGGCTATGGAAATCATCGAAAAAGAATCAGCAGATACCACCTACTTGGACGGTCTCAATGCTGAACTGAAAGATGTTCAGAAAAAAATAAAGAACCTTGTCTCCGCAATAGAGCAAGGTATCATTACTTCTGCTACCAAAGACCGCCTTGACGAACTGGAACAGGAGAAGTCCGATATTGAGGGGCGTATCGCCCGTGAGGAAATGAAAAAACCGCTCTTGAACGAGAACCGCATTAGGTATTGGCTTACTTCGTTCAAGAGCGGGAATGTTGATGATGAGGATTACCAACGGCGCGTGATTGATACATTGGTAAACTCTGTATATGTGTATGACGATGAAGATGGTGGAAAGCGGATTGTGCTAACATTCAATCTTTCGGGCAATAATACCGCTACTCTCACGAGTTCGGATATTGGGTGTTATGCTCCACCAAACAGTTCAAATCCGAACTCTGTGTTCTTCATAAAACACACTTTTGGGTTTGTTTATAGGATAGAGAACGCACGATAATCGTGCGTTCTTTTTCTATGCCACGGGAGGGGTCTAAGTAGTCAAAGTAGTTGTTTTTAAGGTTTTGCGTGTAACTTCCTCTAAGTACGCGCGTATTAGGCGAAAGTTTACGCAAAAACCGATTTTTAACTACTTAGACTACTTAGGCGGGGTAAACTTAGCCCTTTTTCAGCTCAAGGACAGCAGACTCAATCAACTTGTCAATGGTGTCGGAGTCGAGCTTATAACCCTTACTGTTCAAGTATTCCAGTACATAGGCTTTCTTCTCCGCACCGCGACCCGGGCCGTTGTAAATCATTTCTGCGGCTTCAACGGCAACCTTTGTCCACGCCTTGATTTTCTCGAACTTTTCAGCGTCCACTTTCTCTTTCAGATAGGGGATAAGGAAAGTGGTAATGACCGCTACGAGCAGGGTGATAACTGCGGAAACAACATTGGTAATGTCAATCATGGTAATACCTCCTCAATAATTTTCGGAAAAATGTGTGTCGTTAGGTGTAACTTTGTTTTGCTTCATCAGCTTTATACGGTTCTCGACCTTTGCCTTAGAGTAATAAAATCCCGTACCCGTGGCAACTTCGGCGGCTACGGACGGTATGAGGTAGGCAAGCGGCGTGAGGTCGAGAGTGCGCCAAATCATTACCATCGTAAAGCCGATAACGACCGTGTTGATGATACCTGCCACAATGAGTATCTTTTTGGAGAACTCTTTCGGCGGCTTTTTCTTTACCCTCCGCATACCATCAGACCTCCTTTACGCTTTTGTGAAAGTGCTTCGGTCAACCCAACCATAGACCGTACACCCGCCACCCATATTGACAAGATGGTACGGGTGCTTGCCCTTGGTGTAGATTTGCGTAATCTTTGCCTTACCGCCCTTGCAGGACACCTCTCTGTCGCTGTTAGAACTTGCGTAGTGGACTTTTCCCGTGAAAGAGACATAATCCCCTACCTGCGGTGTCCACGCGCTCTGAGAGGGCGTAGAAGCGGCAGAAATAACACTCAGATACTTTGTGTTGATAGGACTGCAAATCGCGTTCTTTCCGTCCTCAGACTTGTCGATAACTGCTCTGTCACCGCTGACCTCACGGACAACCCATTTCTTGTTCTTGACCCAACCGGGGATTGCCTTGCCGTTGTAGTAGGTCGCGCCGGAGAGAATTTTAACGGTATCACCTGCTTTGACGGAACTCGTCACAGAGGGTGTAGGCTTGTCCTCCTTGGTAGGTGTGTCAACGGTCGCTCCGAGCCGCTTGTTGACCTCTGCGGCAATCTCCCCGTGACGGTTATACAGATAATCACCGGGGCAGGACTTGTTTGCATAATCCCTGTGAACGGTCATGTTGCAACCGTCCAAGTGGTTCATGCGCTTGTTCTTGTCCGTAGACCATACCAGTTTCTTGATACCGTTACGGCGGCAAATATCGGTTACAAGGTCGAGCATTGCGGCATACGCTTTATCGTTCACCGCATAAGGGTGTTTGGTATCGCTTGCGACCTCGATGGTGATAGCGCGGTTGTCATTCGCCGCACTTGAGGTACACCAAGAGCGGTCTTTTTCCTCGACATACATACCGATTTTGCCATCGTACCCAACACCGTAGTTGGAGCTTGCCTGTCGAGAAGTCGGGGCAAAGATATTGCCGAGGGTTTCCACGGAACACTGCCCTACGACACAATGAATTGTGATTGTGTCGATTGCGCGTGTTCTTTCCGGCTTCCATACCTTGTTGATTGTGTTTCCTCTGTTCGGAGAAATTCGAGTGTAGCTCACGAGCGGACTGTTACTCATCTTCATCGTCCCCCTTTCCGTTACTCAGTTCGTCCAACATTTCGGGCGTAACTACATCGTGAGTGTTCTTTTCGTCCATAGGTTAATCCTCCTTGTCCTTGAGTGAGAGACGGTCAACCTCTTTCATAATCTTTTCGGCAGTACCGTTTCCACCCAACTTTTTATACGGTAAGTATAAATAATCATGCAGGTTCTCATATTCGTCTTTGGTGATATACCCGCGCTGAATATAACACTCACCGAGATAGCAAATGCGGTCGTGCCCAAGACCTTTCAGCATTTGCCCCTCTGCACTGTCTTTGGACTTCTTGCTTTGGATAAGACTTGTGAGGAACGCCCAAAAACCTGTGCTTGCGAAGACCGCCCCCACAATACTGATAATCAGTGTGCTTTCAGAAACCATCGGCTTACTCTCCTGTTCTTATAATTATCACTCCGCGTAACCATATTTCTTGAGAACCTCCATGACCTCCGGGGTTAGAACCTTTTTGAGCTGACCGTATGGCAACTTCATAATCTCAGACACAATAATGTCAAGGTCATTGGCTTTCTCATCGGCGGCGTCAATTTCCATTTTGCGCTTGATAGCGGCGATTTCCCATTTACGCATTGTCTTTCACCCCCAAAATTTCCAGTGCGGCTTTCATGTCCTGCACAATGCTTGCGCTTTCGTTGACCTCAAGCGTTCTGCCAGTGATAAGCCAATCATTAAGATTGCTTTCGATGTCCTCTCGCAAGCCCTCACGGTCTTTCAAGAGGAAAGTGTACTCATCATACTCGAACATGGTGACAGAGGTTTCCGTCTGCGGGTCAATGTCAGTGACTTCTTTGATGTTTTCACGCAGTCTGACCTCTACATACCCCTCCAACGGCAGGTAAGACTCCATCGACAGGGTTACGGGAGAGACATTTCCTTTTACTCTCATTTCTGACTACCTCCTTTAATTTTCTGATTTTGACTGTATCGTAATATTTCTTTTTCATACCGAGCGAGTCAGTATGCTTGAAACAGGAACACCGTGACAGAAAACCTGCCGCCATACGGAACGATACGACTCCGTTTCGTTTTTGAATTTTCCGAATGTGGCGGCTTTGTCGCATAAGAGCGAGAGCGCGTCTTTTTCGTATGGTCGTGGTTCTGATACCGAAACAGCGACCTACAAAGTCAATCTTTCGCCCTCTACGGTGCTGTTTGCTCTTGCAGTTTCGTTGAATACGAAATAACTGGTAATCGTGCTTTATCTCCAAGCCGAGCTTTCCTACAAACTCCATAACCGCGTACATGGCTTTTCGGAGCTTTCGCTTGTTATTATCAATTAAGACTAAATCATCGGCATAGCGGATATAATATCGTATACCGAGGATTTGCTTGATGAAGTAATCCAACGACTGTAGATAAAACTCCGCAAGCCACGGCGAGGTGTAATTTCCGATGGGTATACCATGTCCGGGAGAGCTATGGTATGAGTCGATTACCAAATGGATAATACCAAGAGCCTTTTTGTCCTTGATTTTCCGACTTAAAAAGGATTTTAGCTTGTCATGCGGGATTGACGGATAGAACTTGTGAATGTCCATCTTCACACAGTATTTCGCGTGTTTGATGTCTCGCATGGTCGCTCGTTCCACTCCTTTGGCGGCGCGGTCAATACCCCTGTTGGGAATATTCGCACAGCTCCAATAGTAAGCGGATTTCATAATAAGCGGTTGTAGCACCTGTACGATTGCGTGGTGAGCGCACTGGTCGGGATAGAACGCCGGAATCTGCAACTCCCGCTCCTTGCCCGACAGACCGTCCTTTATGATACGAGTCCGATACGGAGAGGTGAAATCTAAACGAACCAACCGATCAGACAAGTCTTTCACATAAAAGTCAAGATTGTTTATTACTTTCATAACATTCTTGCGTTTCTTCTTATGTTTTGCGGCATTGATGATAGCCAGTCTGCAATTTTCTTCCGAAACTATCTGTTCGTATAGGAAACCAATTCTTTTCATGCTTTTGTTTCTTATAGGGCTTTCAAGAGACTTACTAACCCTATCCCTCCAAACTATTTTTTACCAATGGGTACGGCGAGACAGTATCTTGTATAGGTTTCTGCTGTTTAACAAAAGTAGGCGCGACCCAATGTTCGAGTTCGAGTTGGACGAGTCATTGTTCAAATTAGCCGTAAAGAGACCACATTTCGAGCCATTGTTCCAATTACCGCCGTGTTTGAAGACGCGCTTTTACTGTTCGCCTTATGAAGTTCTATCTGTTTTGTATCGACCCACTTATGCGGGGGAGAAAATCCCCCCGCACCCCCTTAGGAGGGGATATAAAGCAGGCGCGACCCAAAGTTCGAGGCCGAGTAGGACGAGTCAGCGCCCAAAGTAGCCGTAAAGAGACCACAAGACGAGCCATAGTTCCAATCACCGCCGAGTACGAAGACGCGCCAACCAGTAGAAGACCAACAAGCGTCACAATCGTAGGTCGTTTCGCTTCCGCTACCTGCGGCAGACGGGAGCATGACATGAGGATTACTGCCAGTGTCAAGTCCCTCCTGTGTGATATAACTGGAAGACCAGTTCGTTGCTCCCTTAAAGGAGAGGGCGGTGTAGTTCGTAGTGGTATCGTCTGCGTACTTGGACGGGTCATTGCACACATAGTAAGTGCCGTTGTTCCAGTTGACACCATCAACCCATTCCCAAACATTACCCCACAGACCCTCGATACCGCGCCAAACTACATCAACCTTACCGTCTGTTCCGGCAGGTCTACCCGTGAGACCACTGACATTATTGCAAGTGCCTGTACTGAGGGCAGAGCTGTTGCTGTCGCAGTAGCCGCGCCCAATGACGGACTGCACATTGTTGTTGGCAAATTCCACGAGAATCAACATCTGAATTGCGGAGAGTGCGGCAATGTCGATAATGCCCCAACCCGTACCCTTTGCTTTCGCATTGGAACGCATGGTCGCTCTCGTCTGATTTACCAACGGGCTTACGCCGGAAGCGGACTTGTTACCGCTCGTGGTCTTATAAGCACCCACATAGAGATAATCCTTTGTCACACCGCCGTGATTGAACGCGGGGTGAAGCGTGAAGCCGCTTGTGGCTTTATCCGCAATCTTGAGATATTCCACATTTCCACTACGATAACGGCGATACCAAAACTTAGGGATTTTCACCATTACATCACCCGTGGACAGGGTTTCACGGACAATGCCGCTCCAAGGATAGCAGTTGTTGAAGTCACTCGAACCCGCCGTTGTGCCTACGGTGGCTTTGGCGGTCTTACCGACAGCAGAATCCGTTCTCGCCCAAGCAGGAGAGGTAGCAGTAATGTCACGACTGATACCATAGATTTTCACGAAAGACAGTTCCACGCTACGAGACTGCCCGGAGGAAGTGATAGATACTGACTTAGAGTCTGTATCAGAGCCGGAAACCGCCTTTACTGTCCATGTGCCGACATTATGCACTTGGAAAGTATGATTGCCGGAGGTATTAGGAGCGGTGTACTTTGTACTCCCGCACTCACAGGTACAAGTTGCACCTGCGGGGTAGGTGACAGCGATAGTAGCCGTAAAGTAGTAATAGGTTGCCGTGTAGTTCGAGGTCGTACCTGCCACAGAAACTTTCGGTGTAGTGTTATCCGGCTTGCTGTACCCGTCCTCTGCGCCGTACTCGATATGGTAGGTGTGACCGATAGGAACGACAAAGGAAGTCGTTTTCTTCGTTTTGGTGAGCGTTGCCGACTGTGTAGACGCGGACTCCGTTTCATCGACACAGGTGACTACCACACTGGAAAATGCGGAATCATCGTCAATAGAAATGGTGACATTGGCGATTTCACCCGCGGCGGGGGTAGCGTCCGCTCTGTTTGCCGTATTGCTCGACAGGTTGTAAACGCCCTGTACGGAATACGGAAAAGCGGAGAAATAATACTTTTTACCCTTGGTGAGTCCGCTCACCGTAAAGGGCGTGTTGATATACGCACCGAGATTGGTGTTGTTTACCACGAGCGTTCCCTCAGATGGTTTGGTCGGATAACCAGTATCGCTCATGCGAATCATTACACCGCCCACAGAACAAATCAGATTGTTGTTTGCGTCATAGCTGTCGGCGGGTTCTTGAAATTTCAAGCCGATACTGGTCGCGGAAAGCGAGTATGCGATAAAGCTCCTCATGTTGTTCGGGGCTTGCCCGATTTTCTGCAACAGACTGTCAACAGTCCATTTTGCTTCTGCCCAAGACATTTACACTACCTCCTCTGTGATGTTTAGACCGTCTGCACTGAAAGTGATGGTCTTAGTGTTTACGAGGGAATAACTTCCGTTTGACTCTTTCTTAAAGAGCTTTTGCGTGATAACTGTATCGGAAGTGAACACAGTTTCGATTTTCTTGTTCCCTGCCGAGTCGATTTCCGTGATGGTCTTTCCATCGGCAGAGAAAGTAGTTGCGCGGGGGTCAAAACCGTCCGTTTTGGTGTCGAGAGCAGTAATCTGATTTTGCAGATTTCCGGCAACATCTTCTCCGAGCTGACTCTTGACGAACTCGAACCAAGTCGTAAATAGTGCCTGTTGCTGACTCTCAAAGGTGTCCATTTCCGTGCGGTAATCGGTTTTAAGGGAGTTGATTACATTGTCTCCCTCCGCTTCCAAAGCAGTAATATACGCGGTAAAACCGTCCTGCTTGGTGTTCGCTTCGTCCTCAAAAAGTCCTTTCTGAGCGGTAAAGTAATTCTGAAATGCTTCATACAGGTCAGAACCGTTTTCTACCATCGACATAAGGGTATTGAGAGCTTCGTTCATACGGTTCGCGTCTCTCGCACCAAAAAAGGACTTTTCTTTGTTGCTGTAAGCGGTCACATCTTGGAACGATACTGTACCGTCCTCATTGGTGATGGTGTTGTACCGTTTTAGACCGCTCCACACAGCGTCCGTATAATTTACGGGTAAAAGTTCCCATGCCATTTACAGGTCTCCTCCTCTCATTCCAAAATTCCAAGTGAACATTCTTCTCCCCTCAGACTCATTGGTGAGTCTGTCATAGAGGTCAAGTATGGCGCGTTCCAACCGATTCAGCTCTGCAAAATCCATTGTGTTACCGTTTGCTACATAGGTCGGAGGATTGCCATACGACCTCTTGAGAGTTTTGTTGTTGATGGTTTTCAGATTTTCCTCAAGCTGATTGATTTCGTCAGCATAGAAGTAATCCGAATAGGTACGTTCAGCACCGAGGGAGACGATAGAGAACTCATCGTACATCTTGAGAGCTAACTCACGCAGATAGGTGAGATTGTTTTTGATACGGTTGAAATCGACTGCATTGAACCTATCTCCCGTATATACCCCATCGGAGGGGTTTGTGACACCGTACCAGTCTGTTTTAGGTGTTGTCCATGCCATAGCTAACCTCCTGTTCTACGAGCCGTGACCTTACCCGCAAAGCTCTGATTGAAAATGATGGTGTGGCGGTAGATGTTTACTTTCATATCGGACTGGAACTCGTTCTCTTGGTAAACAATATCGTTCACATCAATTTCGGGATTACCGCGAGTGTCGTACTCGTACTCAATGCCGGACTGATAATAGTCACCGAGCCAGTCCGCGAGGTCTTGCGCCATTCCCATATCGGAAATGAGAGGATTTTCCCACTTGATTGTTTTCCCTCGATTGTTTAGTGTTTTGGTGGCGTACCGTTCCACGATTTTGTAGCGATACCCCGAAATCTCCAAGCGGAAAGTACCTGTCCGAGTGAATTTTACAGTGATGTAGTAGTTACCCGACTCCACGATGGAAACGCCACCCGACTGGTTTTCCAGTGCGGCAGAAAATCCATAGGAGGGTTCACCAACGAAAAAGGTCTCTACATCACCCGCCGTTACGGTAACTTCCTCACTTATAAGGTTCTCTTGCTGATTGCCCGTCTGATAGCTGTAGCAAGGAACGATTACCTCCTTGACAAGCTCCTGCTTGATAGCTTTCGGAGAGGAGGTCATATCTGTGCGGGTCATAGTGAAATCCGTAATATCGCCAAAGCTGAAATTATTCAGCACGATACGGCTATACGGTTCGGCGGTCTTTGTGAACTCGATTTTCATAACATCGAAATCGTCAAAGTCCGTGTGAATGACCGTGTTCTTGCTGATTTCATCAGCCCCGACCTCGTACTCCGTCACGAGCGTCCCATCATTGTAGGTTCGGATTGTAAAAGCTGCCGGAATCGAGTGTCCGAATACCAGTTTTACACCATAGTACATACAAGCAACTTCCTGTGTAAGCGTGACAACGGGGTTGGTGGTGAATGTTCCGTCCGCTTTAGACTGCACTGCTGACACAAAACCTGTATTCAGCGTGGCGTTTCCAAAATTGCGGGGTAGAAAGAACATCTTACCGTCTGCCGTGGTATAGTTCTGAGCAAAGGTGGCGTACTCGTCTTTTGCAGTACCGTCCATAATCTTTTCAACATTGGAATAGGTTGCTTCCGCATTTGCGCTTGCCGCCGCTTCTGGAATGAAGTTGGACTTAATCTGAATACCGCCCATACGGGTCTGCGACAGCACACAGCGACAAGCGTTTGCGATAATCTGTAACGCTTCCTTATGCTGAACGCGAGGAATGGGGTTTTTGCTTTTCAGATTTTTCAACTGCGGGTCGATATAGTAATCGGTCAGTCCCGCGTCAGCCAATACCTCAAGAGCCAAATCGTAATAGCTCTTACCTGTACTGCGATACAGCCCCCTGTAGAACTCCGCGTCCATACTACGGAACACATCTTGACAGCGGATAGTGGCGGTGTAATCGTCCGACTCCCACTCCGAACACAACAGGCGGTTTCCTCGAATCCATTCGACCTCTCCCGTAGGAAGCTGATAGCCGTAATAGATTTCCATTTCCTGTCCTGTTTCAAGGAAGTTGATAGCAGATTTTGGGTTATCTACATTAAAGTAGTGGTCGTAGTTCTTGAGCTGTACCGAGAAATCAATCTGCGGCACATCTGCCCCGATGGGCGAGACATAGCTCTCAAGGGAAGAAGCCATTACAGAGTCGTTGTAGTACACAAGACCGTAACCGAATCGGATAGAGTAGATACGCACCCGACTATGGGGGTTCTTCATACTGTAAACGACCAGTTTCACCGAGGTCGTATTTGTCAACACTTCTTCGGTACTGAACAGCCCCTCCGTATTATTGCGAAACTCTACAACCTGTCCGCTACTGCTCACCAAATCGAAATTCACAGGGTAATTCTCACCGAAATTGATGGTAATACCCTTGAAATCCGTAGCGGGAACATTGAGATTGATTGTAAGCTCGAACTGCGCTTGTGTAAGGAGCTTGTCGCTGATGATACCAGTGTCAAGGTAAGCATTGGAAGCGTTTTGTCGAGGAAGAAAGAACATCGTTCCGTCAACCTTGGTGAAATTCTCCTCAAGGGTAGCATAAATGGTATCATCGGTCTTTTCGGACAGGATATTTGTCGAGTTGGAGTAGTAGGTGAAATCACCTTGCTCGACCTTTGCTTTCGCTTGTGCCTCTTGGTTGAGCAGACCGAACGAAATCATAATATACGCTCTCTCGCGGAGAGAGGATTTCATGCTCTCTTTATATGCTTTTGAAACCTTTTGCACAAAATCCCCTCCTTACTCTCCGCAATCAATCAGATTTACCTTGCAATTTCTGTAGTGTGTCGGTTTCCCGTTTTCATCGACCCAATAGGGTTCGGCGGTTCTATCGCCGCAGTACATTTTGACGGTCTTGAGGGAGTTCGACACAGGGTCGGTGAAAGTCACATATACGAAAAAATGACTTAGCACACTCAATATTTGCGCCCATTGGTCGGCGGTGAGCCAAGACCATTCAAGACCATCAATCTTGTACTGGTCTCGACCCACGCGCTGACCGACTACTGAGCCGTTGGCGTTTCTACCCGCGTCTACTACAGTAGTCACCGTGGGGCGTACTCCTCGCTTCGGAGGAGGTAGCTCATAACCGTTGATTGCCAAATAAGCCATTCTCACCCCTCCTTATCGTGCGAATACATAGCCGTTGGCTTTTTTCTGAGTAGTAACCGCGTCATTGACAACACGGTTGCCAATCTGAACCACGGTCTGTTCCTGCTTGTCGGCTTGTCTACGCATATCGTCTGCCATCTGCGACAGGGTAGGTTCGATATACTCTCTGTAGAACTCCTCCATGCCCTCCTTGAAGCCCGTTGCAGTAACCGTGCTGTGTGCCGCCACATCAGCGGAAACAGATTGTGCGAACGAATCACTGCTGTAGTATTTCAGAGCGGAGGTGTCTACGGCAAAGCTCATGGTCGGGCTTACGCTTGTAAACGAGTTCGCCCAATCCGTCACAACGCCCTTTGTCGTATCGCCAAGGTTGGAGATACCGAGGTTGTAGCCGAGAACGGTGTCCTCACCGATACGCATAAACCGCTTAGACGGAGAGTTTGAGTCCAACGCCGCTTTGTATGCCGCCGCCGCGTCATTCGCCCAACGCCGCATATACGGTCTTGTCGTATCGTAGAAATCGTTGATACCGTTGTTGAAGCCGCTGATAACATCTTTTGCAATGTCATAGAACACCTTGTAAGAGACAATCCCCGTAAAAGCGTTCTTCACAGTGTTCGCAAACGACACCATACCACTCTTAGCCGTAGCGTAGTTATTGGTGATACCGTTGTTGAAGCCGCTCACAATATCCTTGGCGTAGTTGCCGAATGTCGTTCGGTTGATTGCACCAAAGGACGCGGAGGTAAACCAGTTCTTGAGGTTGGAAGCCCAAGAAATGAAGCTCGACTTACAGGTTGCGGCGTTGGTGTTCAGCGAGTTCTTGAACCCGTCCACCAGTGTTTTCGCCGCATTGGAGAAGTCAGAGGACTTCGACTTAATGCCGTCCACAAAGCCCGTCACGAGCTTCTGACCGACCTCTTTCATGTTCACGAACATACCCGTGGACAGTTCAACATTACTGTTGCAGAGCGTTTCCATTTCGGTAAGGAAACCCTTATACTGTTTGAGCAGGTCGATTGCCGTTTTCAATTCGGGTACAGCCAAGTTCAGCTTTTCGTTAAGGGTAGTGGTTTGGTTGTAAATGTTCTCTACATCGTCTGCCAGTTTCTCAACAGGGTCTTGCGTAAACCAACCGATGATTGTGTCAATGGTCGCGCTCAGTCCGGCAATAGCTGAAACCTTTGTGTACCGAACGACCTCACCTGCGAAATCCGTCATAAAGTCAACGAAATCGCTCATGTTGTCGGACAGCGTAGGCAGTTTGCCGTTAAGGTCGTTGAGGGCAGGAGCGAGGTTGTTTCCAAGCTCATCTGCGGTAGCGACCAAGCTCTCACAGAACAGCACGAACGCCGCCGCCAGTTCGACAAGCAGAGCCGTACCGAGTCCGATAGCCAACGGGAGCAGACCTGCACTTGCGACCGTAGCCACACCAAGAGCGGCAGTCACCACGCCGATACCGACAAGCAGAGCCGTACCGAGACCGATAGCCGTTGCAATGGTTTCCCCGTTATCGAGAACGGGTTGCCATGCTTGCCCGATTTCGTCCAAGCCCTTACCGATAGCCCAAATCTCTACGAGGAACAGCCCCGTTGCGATACCCAACTCTGCGAGAATTGCAGTACCGAGGGCAATGTTCACGATGAGAGGTGTACCGACAGAACCGAGCAGAGCGGTCACAATACCGACAACCGCTAAGATACCGATACCAATACCCATAGCCGCTAAGACCGTGCCACCGTTATTGATAACAGGTTGCCACGATTCACCGACCTGTGCTAATCCCTCACCGAGCAAAATGATTGCACCTGTGATGAGAAGTGCCGCCGCCGCGACTTCCGCGACAATGACGATACCCATACCGAGGTTTTTTGCAAGAGAAGTGAGGTTCGGGGACAGCTTTGTACTGACCGTGGTATCGAGGGTTTCTGTTGCTGTTGCAACGGTCGTGACTGCTTCGGAAGCCTTACCGATAGTAGCGACCTCCTTGAGCTTGGAGAACACATCTAACGCCATAGCGAGACCGCCGAGAACTTCCAGTGCGCCGATAATCAGCGTCACCTTATCCACGCCGCTCCAATCGCCCTGTTTGATTGCGTCCCAATTCGCGCCAATCTCCGTGATGATGGAGGTAAAGCCTTGGATAGCCAGTCCCCATGCCGCCACCTTGAGGTTGCCCGTAAACACGCCGATACCGATTGCGATATTGGTGAGACCTCTGATAGCGGTATTAGCATTGTCCCAATTTACACCGCTTTCGGAAATGTCTTTGATTGCAACAGCGATTTCACCGATACCCTGTACGACCTTGAGCGCACCGCCAATCTTGAGATTACCGAGGATAATCAAGCAGTCACCGATTGCACCCGTGAACTCACTAATCATACCGACAACATTTTGGAATGTTGCGCCGTTCTCAAGGAAGTCTTGGAAATATCCGATGAACTCATTGAGGTCGGACAACAGCCCAAGTGCGCCGAGTCCCGCCCAACCTGCACCGAATCCCTTGAACGAGGTAATATACTTCACGAAATCGGCAACACTCTTTGCGATTTTCCACGCCGCGAGACCCGCACCGATAGCTCCTACCGTTAACAGGATTTTTCCAAGGCGGGTATCGAACAGGTCAGCCCACGAGTCGATTTCCTTGTTCAGACCGAGCCATTCTTTCATTTTCTGAACAATCTCATCGACCTTTGAACTGATAGCACCGTCAAGGAAATCGTAGGTCGGCAGGTCGAAACCAAGACCGCCACCTCCAATGTCACCGATACCACCTGCACCGCTCCCGCTTGTATCTTCGGGAGGAGAGATAATGTTCAGTTCATCAATACCGAGCAGAGCGTTTTTCAGCTCTTTCGCCTTTTTGGTAGCGTCACCAAGACCGTCTCCGATGTCCTGTGTACTGTCAGCGACTCCCCCGACAGTTGCGCCGATACCGCTGTAATCAATCTCCGGCAGTGCAAATCCGAACAGACTTGCAATGGCATTTGCGATAAGCCGAATGACCTTTGCTACGGCAATCGCATACGGCAGGATAGCGTTCAGAGCGGGGATAAAGATATTACCGATTGCACGAGCGCACTGAGTTACCTGTGCTTGCAAGACGCGGAGTTGGTTTGCAGGAGCGTTCAGCGTTCTCGCCATATCGCCCTGCGCGGTTGTTACCTGCGTCATAATTGCGTAGTAACGCAACTCCGCTTTCTCAGCCTGTGTCATAGCCGAGACTTTCTTCTCGATACCGAGGGTGTATGCTTCCTGCTGTAGACGAGCCACAGACAGGTCATAACCGAGTCTACGGAGCGGTTCAAGCTCACCTGCGATACCCGACTGTAACTTTTGGAACGCTTCCTCGAACGGAATGTTGAAGAACGAGGAAATGTCATACCCAAGCTGAGTCAAGTTTCGACTCATCGTGTACGCCCTATCACTTGCCACACCGAAACCCTTGGTAATCGTCATAAATACGCCTTGGTTTCTCAACCATTCGGCGGGGTCGATACCAACGATTTCACTGACACGCTCCGCGTATTCCTGCGCCGCACTTGCGTACTCGCCCATAGACGCGGTAAACAAGTTCAAGTCCTCGACATACTGGTTGGACTTGTTGATGAATCTCGCCAATACGGAAGCGGCTTTTTTGACTGCTACCACTGCGATACCGATTTTCGCGGCAAGGTTCACATAGCTCGTGGACGCTTTGTCGTTCGACTTCGACAGATTGTTTGTACTGGTAATCAGCTTTTGGATTCTTGCCGGAAACGCCGCAAAACCGCTCGAAATGGCTTGCATTTGCGTAGCGAGAGGAGCGAAAGCGTCTGCCAACTGTTGAACTTGTGACGCAAGTTCCCCAATGTTTATCGTCTTTAGAGACTGCATGAGAGCGGGGATTTTACCAAGCTGAGTCACAAACGAGGTGAGATTGTTCTTACCCATCTGAGAGAGCGGAGAAAGGGCAGATACCAGTTCGGAAATCTGTGTTCCCAACCCGCCGATGTCCACTCCGTTGAGACCCTGTACCGCTTGCGGCAATCGCTGTAGCTGAGAGATAAAGCTGTTGAGGTTCGACTTGCCGATGGTGGAAAGCGGGGTAAGTGCGTCCGCAAGCCGACCAAGCGAGGAAAAATCAGCCCCATTCAGAGACCGTACCGCCGTCCCAAGGTTGGAAATCTGATTAGCCACAGAGGACGAGAGCTTGAGGTTTCCGCAAGAGGAAAGTGCCTGTAAGCCCTGTGCCATCTTGTTCAGATTATCCGCATTGGTGGAGCTGATACCGTTCAGTGCGGTATTCAGCGCGGTAAGCTGTCTTGCCACAGCGGTAAGACCAACTCCACCTTTGGTAGCGGATTTTACTTTACCCAAAGAAGAAGCAAGCGCGTCTAATTGCGCCACGGCTGATGTGGCACTCGATTGTACTTCAAGTTCTAACTGCTCGATTGTAGTAGACACGGTTCTCACTTCCCTTCAAATTTCTTGTTATGCTTCGCCATAAAGCCCTCGATAAGTGCTTTGCCCTTATCGTAGATTTTCTTGTCCTTTTCTTCCTGCTGATACTCAGCCTGTTTTTCTGTGATAGCGAACGGTTCTGACAAGTACGGAGCAGGTTTCGTACCCTTTTTGGCAAAAGCATGGAGCAGAGGTGACACACGGGACAGAGCTTCGTAGAAATACGCACCCTGTAACCACATTTCTTGGTTTTTTCTGCTCGTTCGGAGTTCTTCCGCTTTCCGATAGAAAATCACCAATCGGCAATCCTTATCCCAATACTGTTCTTCGGTCATGCCGAGAGACAGATAATACGGAAAAAGCTCCTCAAATTTCTCTCCGTAAGAGTGGAGGGGAGCAGTGGCAGTAACACCACCACTCCCCTCAGTGGAGGACAGCGGGTCACTCACCAAGTCGCTGTCCAGTTCAAGTTTCCCTTGCTTTCTTCGGGTTCTTCAACGAGGGTCATAATCGGTTCGTTATACATTTCTGCCAACTTACCGATAAGCTCCTCTTTCTTGGTGAGCTTAGAATAGATTGTGTCAATGGTGTCCTGCTTCACAAAACGATGGTGAGCGAGGAATGCACCTGCGAACAGTGCCGGGAGAGTACTCATGGGCTTTTCGGTGATTTCAGACGCGATAAAACCCTTTTTCTCCATTTCCGCAACAGTTCTGCGGGTGTATTCGAGGGTGTATTCCTTATCCTCGAAAGTGAAAGTCAACTGTTTACTCATTGTTCTGTCCTCCTAAATTTTCTTTTACTCTGCCACAGTGATAGGGGTAGACGGTGCGATAGTGACGGTCATATCAACGACCTCATTCACGCCGCCGCCAACAGGGAACGCGGAAAGCTGACCCTTAAACTCGAACTTGCCGTCAGAGCCAGTGGGGGTCAAAGTGCCGCCAGTTTCCTCACCGCCAAACCACACAGCATAAGACTCCTCCTTACCCTCAAGAGCCTTGAGCTTGGTAAAGTCAGCCTTGGTGTAGTTCGCGGTGAACTCAAGCGCGTCAAGGGACTGGATACCGGGGATATAGGTCTGCATTTTGTCAGACAGGGTAGTGGTCTCCAACATCTCCGGCGCACCGCCGAGGTCGGGGAAATCCTTAATGTCGATAACCTTTTCGTAGGTTTCACCTGCGGTGGCTTTCTTCATAAGGAAAATCTTATAGGTGGAAATAGCCATGATTTTTACCTCCTGTAAATTGTTTTATTTTTGGATATTACTGCCCGGTAGCGTCCGAGCATACGATAAATGGTCGCTTCATCTTGGTTTGGTACGGGTTCAAGCATTGTCCGGGTGAAGTTCAGTTCCAAAAGCAGTTCGTCAACGAACGCCGCCAGTGCCTTACACTCCGCTTTTTTACCCGATGTCTTATTGGAGTAGACATTTACCTCGTAGGTCACAGCCACATGATTTTCGTGTCCCTCCGTGGTCTGAGAGTTGCGAAATGTGGCATTGTCTATCTCAACAATGGAGATAAAAGGAAACGAGGAGGGTGACTTGACATATTCGCTCATAATGAGCAGGTCGGGACATTTCTTCTCGAACGCCGCATAAACCTTTTCCGATACTTCGTCAAAAATATCGTCTTCCATGTCAATCATTGAAACACCTCCCTCGCTATCTCTGCGATTTCATCACACACGGTCTTTACGGCGTTATACATCGGCATGGTAGCGGGTGCGCCGTGAGTTAAGCGTAGCTTGCCGTCCTCATAGAATCC